CGGCGACGGCTACGGCTCCGGCTCCGGCTACGGCGACGGCTACGGCGACGGCTACGGCTCCGGCTCCGGCTACGGAATTAAAAGCTTCAACCGGAAAACGGTTTATCGAATTGACGGCGTAAACACGCTGATTCGTTCCGTGCGCGGAAACACTGCGCACGGGGCAATTTTGAACGGCGATTTGACGCTCACACCGTGTTATATCGTCAAGCAGGACAACATTTTTGCACACGGCGAAACGCTGCGCGAAGCAATGGAAGCGCTGCGAGACAAGCTTTTCGAGGATATGCCGGAAGATGAGCGCATTGATGCGTTCCTGCGCGAAACAGACCGAGAGAAAGTATATCCGACACTGTATTTTTACGACTGGCATCATCGCTTGACCGGTTCGTGCGACATGGGGCGAAAGCAGTTTGCCCGTGACCACGGTGTTGACCTTGAGCACGGCATGATGACGCTGATGGAGTTTTTGGAGCTGACAAAAGACGCTTACGGAGGCGATGTGATTCGAAAAGTGATTAGTAAGATGCAGGAGGTGGAGTGATGGAACGACTAACATACCGTGATAAAGACGGATTCCCGATGATGAAAAAACGTGGTGGAATCAAACAGGGAGGCGTTGAGCGCCTTGCCGCCTACGAGGACACGAGGCTGACGCCGGAAGAAGTGGCAGCTTTGGGAAGACTGTTTGATTACGCTTTGGAAGAATCTAAAACGCTGGCGGAGCAGCTTGCATTGCTCAATCGCATCCGCGAGCTGGCCGAGGCCGACAAGGACGGGCGGCTGGTGGTGCTGCCGTGCAAGGTGGGGGACACGGTGTACATGATCGAGCGCATTTTTGACATTGATAATGGCGTATGCGATGAGATATGCGCCAGAAAGGTAATAGGATACGGCGGGAACAATCTGAATAAATTGTGGCTCATAGGGAGCGGAGGCATATGCAACGTCTCTATTTTCGTTTCGGAGTTTGGCAAGACCGTATTCCTGACCCGCGAGGAGGCGAAGAAAGCATTGGAGGCGATGAAGAAATGAGTAAGGCTGTCATGCTGAGCATCCGCCCCAAGTGGGTGGAGAAGATTGCCAACGGTGAAAAGACCATCGAGGTCAGAAAGACGCGCCCAAGGCTGAAAACGCCGTTTAAGTGCTATATCTACTGCACGCTGCCAAAATATCCGCACGAGGACTTCATTGCGACGGACTATCCAAGACCACAGTTTTACGGCGGCGGCAAGGTCATTGGGGAGTTTACCTGTGAAAGAATCGCTCTTATTGCATACGATGGCGGCGAGTTAAGTAGTACAATAAATGCCGCCTTTTCCCCCGCGACGTGCTTAACTCGGTCAGAAATTATAGCTTATATCGGCGATAAGGGGCGTTGTTACGGCTGGCATATGTCCAACTTGCGCATTTATGATACGCCGCGCGAACTGAGCGAGTTTACCGGACTGCGCAATACGAGATTCGGCGCAGCGCCATATGACATCAAGCGCGCGCCGCAAAGCTGGGGCTATGTGGAGGTGATGAAGGATGATTGAATTAAAATCGTGCCCGTTTTGCGGCGGTAAAGCACGGCTGTTTGTAGGTGATGGCGTGAGAGTAATTTGCTCTAAATGCTATGCAGGGACAATGGTTCGGACGGACAACATAGAAAGCGACAGCAACGCCGCAGAAAAGGTAATCGAAGCATGGAACAGGAGGGCGAACAATGGCTAAATACATTAAGAAGGAAACGGCTTTGAAGGTCGTTGAAAAGTATGGAACTACGAACGACTTTGCGTTGGGTAGACACACCGGATTAGCAATTTGCATTGCAAGTGAGATTGCCGACATTCCCGCCGCTGATGTTGCCCCGGTGGTGCATGCGCGGCGGGGCACGGGCCGGTTCAATCTGGAAACGGGAAACTATGAGGAGCAGTGCACCCGCTGCCGGAATTTTTCGAAAGAGTACGGCAAGCCTTACTGCCCCAACTACGGTGCGAAGATGGACGGAGGTGACAGCGGTGAGGTTGATTGACGCTGATTGGGTGGATGACCATCTTAAACCCTATGAGCAATCAGACGAGGAATGGAGCGTGACTGGAGGTACGGCTTTGCGGCTTATCCATAACGCAGTAGACAATGCTCCCACCGTCGATGCTGTGGTAGTGACGCGGTGCAAGGACTGCAAGCACGCCAAACGGTATGAGAGGGCAGATGGAACAGCAGGCTATTCCTGTGGCCACCCGCAAAACATCTTTACCTATGGCGAGCGCTGGGATCGCGTATTTGAGCCGATAAAAGAGCCGGACGATTTTTGCAGCTACGGCAAACTGAAGGAGGGATAACGAATGGACGTTGTTGGGCGAAAGGTTGTTAAAACGCGGGCGGCTCATGTGTGCTTCGGTTGCGGGCGCAAATTCGAGCAAGGGGCTATGATGGAGCGCAGTTGCGTTTTCGATGGGACGCCGTGGACGTGCTATCTGTGCGAGAGCTGTCAGAAAGCGTCTTCTGAGTTAGGATGGCAAGACGAGTATGGATTTGGGGACTTGCGCGAACGTGCGCTCGAGATAGAGAGGGGGGCACTCCATGCTGACGATCACGATTA